GTTCAAGGACGCCATTGGAACCAACATCGACAGCGGCACCTACACGCTCACGTGGTACGCACGGACGAATACTGCAAGTGAAGGCACGACTGTTGTTGGCACTGCTGAAGGCACTGGTTGGCGGGTGACGGTGCCTGCATCGACCACCACTGGCTTTGACGCTGGCCTGTGGACTTGGCAGGCGATTGCCACCTACAGCACGCTGCAGTACACCGCTGGTCGCGGTCAGTTCACCGTCAAGGCCACTGCTAAATACGCTGGCTCGCCCGGTGCGTTTGATGATCGGTCTCGTGCTGAGATTGACCTGTCTTACGTTGAGGCAGCCATCCGTACGCTCGCTCAAGGCGGGATGGTGCAGGAATATCAGATTGGCGGACGTAGCCTGAAGCGGTACAAGATGGCCGAGCTTCTTCAATTGCAAGATAGTTTGAAAGCTGAAATTGCAATGGAGCGGAAAGCTGAGAAAATCCGTCAGGGTCTCGGCAATCCCGGTCTCGCCAAAGTGAGGTTCCGTTAATGGCGATCTTCGGTATCGGTCGCACCGGCGCGTTGCAGAAGCAACTGGCTGAAGCGCAGCAGAAGAATGGTTACCTGAAGCGTGCGTATGCCGCCGCTCAGAACAACCGCCTCACGTCTGACTGGATCAGTCAAGCCACATCGGCTGACAGCGAGATCCGAGGCAGCATCAGGATGCTTCGCAATCGCGCCCGTCAACTGGTGCGTGATTCCGACTTTGCCAAGTCTGCGCTGCGAGCCGTTCGCAACAACGTCGTTGGCACCGGCATCAGGATGCAGGCTCAGGTGCGCATGCAACGTGGTGGGCGCCTTGCTGATGAGATCAATCGCCGCATCGAAGAGGAATTTGACCGCTGGACTTCAGCCAAGCGTTGTCACGCCGGCGGCAAACTGAGCTGGTATGACATCCAACGCCTCAGCATCACCTCTGTTCTTGAATCCGGTGAAGTCTTCATCCGTCTTGTCAAGCAACCCTTCGGTGGCAGCAAAGTGCCGCTCGGGCTTGAACTCATCGAGTCGGATCTTCTTGATGATGATTACAGCGGCATCGAAAAGAACGGCAATGAAGTACGAATGGGCGTGGAGATTGACAAGTGGGGCAGACCGGTTGCCTATCACTTCTTTGATTACCACCCTGGCGATTACCAATTTGCTTACGCCGCAAAGGCAATGAAGCGCCGCGTGCGCATTCCTGCTGAAGACATCATTCACCTCTACCTCATTGAACGCCCCGGCCAGACGCGTGGTGTTAGCGCGTTTGCTACGGCGATCATGCGCCTGCGCAATTTGTCTGGCTACGAAGAAGCTGAGATTGTCGCGGCTCGCGCCAGCAGCAGCATGATGGCGTTCGTGAAGACACCGGATCAGGAGCTGTTTGAAGATGGCACGTTTGATCAGGAGTCTGTCCTCGACTTCTCACCCGGCAGCATCCGCCGATTGGCTCCCGGTGAAGAGATGCAGTTCTTCACGCCCAATCGCCCTGATGATGCATTCACTCCTTTTGTGCAGCAAATGCTGCGAGCTGTGGCTGCTGGGATTGGCTGTTCTTACACGCAAGTCAGCTCAGATTTCTCTCAGAGCAACTACAGCTCTTCACGACTGGAACTGCTTGAAACAAGAACGCATTACAAAACACTCCAGCAATACTTGATCGAATCGCTGTGCGAAGAGGTCTACGAGAAATGGATTGAAATGGCAGTGTTGGCCGGCGTTCTGGATCTGCCAAATTACGACAGCAACCCTGAGCGTTACGAAGAAGCCAAGTGGATTGCACCCGCTGCTCAGTTCGTTGATCCGCAGAAAGAAGCTGCTGCTTACAAGGAACTAATCCGCTCAGGCATCATGACGCTCTCGCAGGTGATCGCCCTGCATGGTGGTGACTTTGAAGATCAAATGCGTCAACGCCAGCATGAACTTGCTGTTGCTGATGAGTACGGCATTGTCCTTGATACCGACCCGTCGCAGGTTTCTAACAACGGTGTTTCTCAACCTGTTCCTGTTGCTTCAACTGAACATCCGATGGAACATGAGGAAGAACCTGAACTTGAGGACATCGACTGATGGCAAAGGTTGGTGATAAAACAATCGACCTGATGCCAACAGAAGGCATGAAGGCCGAAGCGCGTCGTTATCGCGCATGGAAGAAAGACGGTCGCCCCGGTGGCACTGATGTTGCCGCTACGCGTGCCGGCCAGATCCTTTCCGGCGATGAACTGAGTCCTGAGACTGTCATCACGATGGCCGCATGGTTTGCTCGCCATGAGGTTGACAAGCAGGGCAAAGGCTTCCGTCCTGGTGGTGAAGACTATCCTTCGCCGGGTCGCGTAGCATGGGCGGCATGGGGCGGTGATTCAGGTCAAACCTGGAGCAACATGAAATCCAAAGCCATCAAAAAAGCACAGGAGCGTGCCATGGAAATCAACGAAGAGATCGTCGATGGTCGCCCCTATCCAAATGAGCATGCTGCTCGCCTGACTGATCCTGATCAGTACGACAGCATCCGCCGCGTCAATGATGAATTCGGCGCTGGCATTGATGCTATTTATGGGATCAACGAAGGCACCTCTGAGTTGCAGGCCATCCGCTTTGATGCTGACCGTTTTACGCCTGCCGAGGCTCGCGAATGGCTGAGCGATCACGACTTTGACCCGATGATGTTTGAAGAAGCCACCGATGAACGCGAAGAGGAGCGTGCTGCCCCTGACGCCGTCAAGGTTGGTGATTTTGTAGAGTGGGATTCAAGTGGTGGCACCGCACGCGGAAAAGTTGAACACGTGATGCGTGAAGGTGTACTTGGTGTTCCTGATTCTTCGTTTAGCATTAACGCATCTGAAGAAGATCCCGCTGCATTGATTCGCGTGTACCGCAAAGACAGCGAAGGTAGTTACAAAGAGACCGAGACTTTGGTCGGTCATAAGTTCTCTGAACTTCGCAAGATTGCTGCGCTGCGTTTCTTTGAAGGCGAGACGCTCAAGCGTTCACTGAGTACTGAATTCCGCTCCGACTCCGAAGATCGCACGCTTGAGTTCCCCTTTGCCAGCGAAGCGCCTGTTGAGCGTTACTACGGCATGGAAGTGTTGAGCATGGATGCCAAGTCCATGGATCTCACCCGTCTCAATGATGGTGCGCCTCTGTTGTACCAACACGATGCAGACAAGATCGTCGGCGTTGTACAGAAGGCTTACATCAAAAACAAGCGTGCCTATGCACGCGTAAAACTCGCGAACAACGAACTGGGTCGCGAGATGCAAGAGTTGATCAAGGATGGAATCATCCGCAATGTCAGCTTCGGCTACAAGATCAACTCCATGGAAGCCGATGAGTCCACATCACCTGTGACTTATCGCGCTACCAGTTTCCAACCGTTTGAAATAAGCCTGGTCACCGTGCCGGCTGATAATTCGGTTGGAATCGGACGTTCTTTCTCCCATAATGAGAACGTCGATACGGCCTCAGCCGTTCACAGTCAACCCAACGGAGTTACAACCGTGGATCAAAACCTCAATGTTGAGGCTATCCGCGCTGAGGCCGCTCAGGCCAAGGCTAAGGAAATGGCCGACATGATTGCTCTTGGTCAACGCACCAAGAACATTGAAATGGCTCAGGAGTTCATTGCTAACTCCCGCAGCCTCGATGAGCTTCGCTCTGCCCTTCTGGAAAAGATGGGTGTGGAAGAGAAGCCCCTGAACCCCAAGGATGCCGAGATCGGCATGTCGGACAAAGAGAAGCGTGACTTCTCCTTCATCCGCGCCATCAACGCTCTGGCTCACCCCAACAGCCAAGAAGCTCAGCGTGCTGCTGCTTTCGAAATGGAAGTCAGCCGTGCTGCTCAGCAGAAGTCTGGCAAGGAAGCCCGTGGCATCCTGATCCCCGCTGATGTGCTGGGTTATGGCCGCCGTGACCTGACCGTGGGTTCTGCCTCCGGTGGTGGTGATTTGGTTGCCACCGATCTGATGAGCGACAGCTTCATCGATCTGCTCCGCAAGGCTCTTGTGCTGCAGACCGCTGGCGCGACTGTGATGACCGGCCTCCAAGGCATGGTTGCTCTGCCCCGTCAGTCTGGTGGTGCCACTGTGTACCACGTTGCTGAGTCCGGCTCGATCACCGAAGGTCAACTGACCGTCGACCAGGTGACGATGCAGCCCCGCACGATTGGTGCGCTGACTGATTACTCGCGTCGTCTGCTGCTTCAGTCCAGCATCGACATCGAGAACCTGGTGCGTCGCGATCTGGCTCAACAGATTGCTATCGAAGTTGAGAACCAAGCCATCAACGGTATTGGCGCTGCTTCGTATCCGCTGGGCTTCCTGAACGTGACCGGTATCAACACCGAGTCCGGTTACACCACGTTCCTGGATTACGTGAATGCTGAGGCCGCTCTCAGCACCGACAACGCCCTGCTGGGCAGCCTCGGTTACATGATGAATTCCGCTCTGCGCGGGACTCTGAAGACCACCGAGAAGTCGGCCACCGGCACCAACGCCAACTTCATCTACGAAGCCGATAACACCATCAATGGTTACCCGGCTTATGTGTCCAACTCCATGCCGAACAACACTGCGGTGTTCGCTAACTTCAGCGACATCCTGATCGGCTTCTGGAGCGGTCTGGACATCATGGTTGATCCTTACACCGGTTCCGCTTCCGGCACCGTGCGTGTGGTGGCCATGCAGGACTATGACGTGGCCATCCGTCACCCTGAGTCCATCTGCAAGCTGTCCTGATGATTACGGAGCGGGTAATGCGCATTCAGATGCTGCGTGACACCATCGTTGACCTCAAGCAGGTGAAAGTTGGTGATTTCGTAGAAACCGATAAAAAATCAGCTCTGCTGTTGATCGGTATTCAGAAGGCCATTCCCGCTCCACTTTCTCAGGAAGTTGTTGTTACGGCTGACGAGCAGCCGGATCCTGTTCAAAGCAAACCCGCTCCCAAACGGAGAAAGACCAATGATCCACAACCTGGGGTCTAAGACCTACATCGCCAGCCTCCTTCCGGCTGACTCCCGCACCGCTACTGCCACCGGCACCGGTTTCGATCTGCAAGGCTCGAACGATGCTGAAGGCGAAGCCATCGTGGTTCTCGACTGCGAAGCTGGTAGTGGCACCACCCCTACCCTGAACGTCAAGCTTCAGGATTCTGCTGACAACTCTGCTTGGGCAGACATCACCGGTAAAACCTTCACCGAGGTGACCGGCGCTGCTGCTGCTTTCGAGAAGATCAGCATCAACACCAACGATGTGCGCCGTTATGTGCGTGCTGTCGGTACTCAAGCTGGCACCACTCCTGTGTTCGTGTACGGCGTCTCGCTGGTTTACAGCAAGAAGTACGGCAACTGATCCTGATGGCGTTTCCAGAACTGCCAGATGCTTTCCTGAACGAGTTTGGCGTCACCTGCCAAATCGGTGCTGGTACTGCGTTTCTTGGCATTCTGGATTCGCCTATGGATGTGATCGCGGGCGGTATGGCGTTGTCTCGGGAGTACTTGCTTACGGCAAAGACTTCTGATGTCAGCACTGCCGCTCGCGGCACTTCTATTACGGTTGATTCAGCGTCTTACACCGTGCGTGAGAATCGCCCTGTTGATGACGGTGTTTTTTCAGAACTACTATTGAGCAAAGTCTGACTTTGAGGTCATGAGCAGCGTCTTCAAAGTCAACAGCAGAGCGAATTGGGCGGCACTGAATCCTGTGTTGCTTCCGGGTGAAGCCGCCATTGAGACACAGACAAATAATCTCAAGATTGGAGATGGTGTTTCAACTTGGAGCCGGCTTCCGTATTTTTCGTCTTCCGGTTACTGGGGTTCGTTTTGGGATGAAACCTCGCAAACCGCAACTGCCAATACGCCAACCGAGATTTATCTGAGACAGCGTGATACCGGAAGCCGAGGCGTTCGAATTGTTTCAAATTCGCGCATTACTTTTTATCACGCTGGAATTTATAGCCTTACTCTTTCAATTCAATTCAGCAACACGGACAGCAGTATTCACGACGTGAATGTTTGGTTCCGCAAAAACAACAGTGGCGCCGCTGGCGATGTACCTGCTAGCGACAGCAAGTTCAGTGTTATTGCAAGCCATGGTGGCACTCCTGGCAACGTAATTGGCACTGTCAATTTTGTATTGCCGCTGGTTGCCAACGATTATTTGGAATTGATGTGGGCAACGTCAAATGCGCAAGCTTACATTCGTGCTGAGGCTGCAGAAACCAGTCCATTCGCTCATCCGAGCATTCCGGGCATCATCTGCACCGTTGTTCAAGTCGCCTCTGCCTGATCATGGCTGACACACGTCGCGAACTGATCCTTGCTCGGATCAAAAGCAATCTGGACAGCATCACCGGTGCAACGGTCTACCGCAGCCGTGTGGAGCCTTTGGCGCGTGGAGAGGTGCCTGCCGTCATTGTGGAGCCGGTCAACGATCAACCGATTGACACCAACTTTTACGACAAGTTGGACTGGACGATGCGGGTCAGGATTACCACCCTTGTTCGCGCTGCTATCCCTGACGACACTTCAGACACCTACACACAGCAGGTGCATCAAAAATTGATGGCTGATCAAACCGTAAATGGTTATGCACTTGACTTGACACCTGACCGTACTGACTTCAGCCTTTATGAAGCTGATGTGCCTTTGGGTATCATTAGCCAAGACTTCCTTGTGCGGTATCGCACGAGCAGGACTTCATTAACTAGCGCCTAACATCATGGCTAAGATTGAAAGGGAAGTTCCCAATCCCGGAGTGGGCGGCAGCTATTTGTTTGACCCTAAGTCTGGGAAGCTTACACTGATCACAGAAACCGCCGCTCCTACCACCGATGGCACTGACTCGGAAGAAGTTTCTGATCGCGAAGATTGAGTCAACCTATGGGACTGACCCTAGTCCTGTCGGCGGTTCTGACGCGGTTCAAGTTACCAACCTTGAAGTAACTCCGATTGAATCGGACAACGTTCAAGCGGCTTCTTATCAAGGCTTCCTTGGTAACA